TACTCCGATAATGAGCCTCAGTTAATGTATCCTTGATTAGATGTCTCCTCCAGGCCGTTTTGGAGAGTTTCTTCCCTCTAAAACGGAAAGCATTTGATGCAGTAAGAGATCTAGTTGTATAAGATGATGCACGAGAACGTCCAAAACCTCTTCGACGGTTATTTCGGAACCGTCTAAAGAACTTCCGTCGTTTGACAGGTCTTCCGGATGACCCATTTTTGAACTTCCGCTTGCCTAAAACCATACGCTCACCGCCAAGCACGACCCACTAGCCTGAGAAGCCGGCACCGCCAAGCAGAAGCCCTCGCTACGCTCGGTCTTAAATAGACGAGAGGGGCTGCACGACACCCACCCCCACTGCGCTAGGCGCGCAGTGGACCCGCCCTCTAGGGCGGGTTGGCCCCAGCGCAACGGACTCTACGCATGGATTATTATATCACAATGTCAACTCCTTAACTTGCAAGCCAAGTATTTGGGTAGCGTACACGCTACTCCATCTTTATTAATTCAATACGTCGTTACAAAGCTTCCATTTGTGGATGTGGTATTCCTTCTTTATCACGCCACACATCACTAGGTTCGAAATTACTAGTTACTATGAAATGTTCCACATGCAATGGGACCATTCCACCTTTTGTTTCAACCAAACACTTATACCTATCAAACCATCGTAGAAGATGATTAATATCTATACATTGGGGTCCAAAGTCATCAATTATACACGTCTTCTCGAGAAGATATCCATTCCACCATTTACTCTTCGGTTCTTTGATGTACGCACTGGGAAGAACTGAGTGAGCTTCCTTTGATTTCCCCACACCTGGTTCACCATAGATCCACTGCACATAGATATTAGGTCTATCAATAGGTTTACTCAGAGCTAAAGCGTTTCTGAGCAAGTTATGTCCGGAGAAGTACCAGGCAGCAGGATGTTCTCCAGAGAATTCATGTATTCCGTCATGACCTCGTGCGACGGCTCCTGCAAACTGTCGTGCAACGACATCTCGATCAACCTTTGATTTTCTGTCCGCAGGGATGTCACCTCCTTCAATAAAATCTCCATCCTTTCGGCAGTACTCTCTATTCTGTCGTGGAGAACCACGAGCGACTTCTGCATGGATCCTATTGCCAAGTTTAGAGCGCACAGATTGGAGACTAAAGCGTCGGCGAAACGAGATGAATCCCTGGAGATGAGGAGTTCCTCCATCGCCGATCTCCTTTCCGACGATATAATATTTTCCTTGTTCTTTGCAAACCTGCTCAATCTTTGTGTACTCATCCTCACTATAATTGTTCAATGTAAAGCACCAGTGTAAAGCTCTTGCCATACAAACGTTCATTCATTCATTCAGTATTTATAGTTACAGATAGGGTGGATGGCTGGATGCGGGAGGTAATACTGGCCTCCCGCATCCATATACGCAACCATCGCCTATTGGTACAACACAAACACAATTATACACTTTTATACAATATCATCTAAGATTGATGTGACTGCGAAACTTAAATTAGTTCCTGTGGTGAATCCCACTACTGGGTCGCCGGCCACGTTGGTAGCTGATTGTGACGCATATACAAACCAATAAGGAAACCAACCACCCTCTAGTAAAAAACTAGCACAGTCTAACTTCATTGGCTTGATAGCTTTGACTATTGTCATGTCTTCACCAGGAAGAAGTCGTACGACCTTATCAAGAACAGGAGGATAGAAGTATTGATCATAATCTGGTTGTTGTTGATACGTCCACGATAATGGTTTAGGATTTTGAGCATTAATTAACGTCAACCATGCTGTTAATGTGTTTCCAGCGGCTCCTCCGGCAGCAAATCCTTGTTGCTTCGCGAATACCAATTGAACACGAACATTACACGGATCATTATTAACTTGACAATTCGCTGTAATCCAATAACGTCCACCACGTATTACGACAGTTTCAGGATGATCTTGTCCGATAACACCCCATGTAGGTACCGTGAATACACCACCAATAATTTCAGGAACTTGGAGCCCTTGATTAATAGCAGGATTACGCTTCCAAAATGGATTTCCAGAATCTAATGCACTAATAACCGCTGATTGACAATCAGTTATTGCAGCAGGTGTTAAGACAGTGGTTAACCTGGTTTGAATACTCCGATAATGAGCCTCAGTTAATGTATCCTTGATTAGATGTCTCCTCCAGGCCGTTTTGGAGAGTTTCTTCCCTCTAAAACGGAAAGCATTTGATGCAGTAAGAGATCTAGTTGTATA